TTTCATTAGGAATTCTCCATCGCCTTGGAAGGTTGCTCCGCCTTCTTTAGTAACCGTTATGTCATAATCACCTGATTCTATATTAGAAGTAATAGCAGTAGTGGTACTTCCAACAACTTGATCGGTTCCTGTTTCCTGTTTAAAATATGTAGTTGTACCATCTGTATTTCCAACAACATCATAAGAAGTATTAGTATCAGGATCATAAGAAGTAGCATAAGGTTTATTAAAGATAGAAGAATCCATCCAAGTGGTTCTGGCGAATAAAGCACTCTCATTAGTAGTCCATATAACTCTTTCCGGACTGGAATCTAAATAGTTATAGATAACGGCTCTATCAACATTGTTAGAATTGGAAGTACAGTAAAACCATATTATTTCTCCAAACAAATTATTAATACCTGCAGAAATTAATTGATTAGAAGATTCATTAAGATCATCAAATACATAATCTTCAACTAAACATTGCATTGATTCCAGTTTACCAGCATATTTAAAGAATCCATTATTAGACATCCAATACGCCGAACCATCTACTTCAACGGCTGCATTGATTCCTATTAATCCACAGTTAGTTCCTATTTGTTCAAAAGCAAATACAAAAGGAACACCCACAAAACGCATCGTAAATAAAGAAGTATCCGTCCATACATAAAGAGCATTTCTTCCAAGTTTAGCTCCCATGATCCGTGATCCGTCGGCCAGTCTTTGTGAACCGGCTGTATTGGTTGCTGTAATAGTCCAAGTATTAATATCTTCTCTATTGGACCATCTAACAAACATATCATCTTGAGTAGATGCATCACCCACTGTGGTTTCTGTGCCAAAAAATATTAAATGTCGATCGGGTGTAGATACCAACATAGAACGTGAAGCTGTTGGTGCACCCGTTATAATAGTTGCTCTGGTATCTGTGGCATTGGTTAAATTTGAATTCCATTCGAAACAGGGACCATTAACAATGAGAGCAATTACATTTTGACCAAAACTGTCAATGACCCATAAACCAGGATCAGCAACTTTATCCGTGTTGGATGCTGCACTACCCCAAGTGGTATAATCTGAAGTATTTGTAACGGTTGCTCCATCGGAGTGAGCTGCTCGTGTAGTGCCTTGTACATTTCTAGTAATTCCTGTTAAATTGCTTCCTGTAACTCCTGTATAAGATATTTCTTCTGTGCCTACTTGAATATAATTAGTCCCTGAAGTTGGAAAGCCGGTTACAGAAGTTAAAGTAATACTAGTTCCTGAACCACCTGTTCCATAAACATCATCTCCTAAAGCTCCATTTAAAGTTGTAGTCTGAGCTCCAGAAATAGTTCCACCAAATTGAGATATACCCCAACCATACGCTCCTAGCTGTTCAGCAGGACCAACGGGATAATACCATTTAACAGAACAGTCTCCATCGGTAGCCGTTGCACTGGCAGCAGATCCCATAGTAATAGTAACCGAAGTAGAATCTACTACTTCAGTTATCATAAAAGTTTTATCATCAAAATCAGAAGCCGAATAACCTGAACCTGTTGGAGGAGTAACACTTTCAAGTAATAAAATATCTCCTGCTGTCATTCCAGCAGTTGTAGATAAAGTAATAGTAAGAATAGCAGAAGAATTAGTACTAGCTAAGGCATTTGTTAATGCTCCAAAATCAGTTTTAATTGGGTGGATGTCATAAAAAGCTCCCCCTGTATATGCGTATAAAATTCTATTCGTTCCTACAATAGAGAAATTAATTGAATTTTGACTAACTATATGATGTTGGGCTCTAGCTACTCCTGTTAGAGCATTATCCCCTAATTGAGACCATCCGCCTATTTTTTCTGGAGTATTATATCTAAATCTAACATTTTCTCCACCGGTCCATTGTCCTTCGGCCCCTGTGGGAGTAACTTGTTTATTGAATCCTGGTAAAAACTCTATTTTTTGTAGCATACAACTCCTTATAATATCAAAAGGATCTATTGACAAGTAGATATAACCATGCCTCCCTACAAACACGGTTGTTTCTTCTTGTTAAAGTTATTGATTATTAATTAATTCCTACTCCTTCTTTCCAAGAAATTGTTTCTTCATCCCAATGATATATTTTATGATCGTCAGGATGAGGAATTGGATGTTCCCACTGACAGCTATCTTCATTAAAAATCCAAGAAGGATTTTCAGCAGGTTTGGGTGATATAAAAGCATCTCTATCTTCATCATAAGTCATACCTATCGCTGGAGGATTTTTTCTGAGATAATTTCCATCTGTGGAAGTTTTGGTATATTCTTTCCAAAAAGGATAACTATGAAGTTTATTTAAATATTCTATTCCAGCTTCTTCTGTTGGAGCATTATTATCTCCAACATGCGTTACTCCAATAACTTTACTATCCGAATCTAATTTTGCAAAATATTTCATATTACGTTACCAATGTTCCATCGGCAGTCCACTTAATATAAGTGTCTGAACCTGTTGCTGTTGCTGTGTATGTTCCTGTTATAGAATCTAATTTATTATAATCTGATGTTGCCATTCTTATAATTACAACTCCATCACCACCTGCTCCTGAATCAGAACTATAAGTACCATACCTAGACGCACCACCACCACCTCCGCCTAATTCATCTGTTCCATTAGTTGCGGCTTGATTGTTTGAGCCATTTCCACCAGAGCCACCATTTCCGCCACCTCCAGCTCCACCTAGTCCGATATTAGCAGTAGAATTATAAATTCCTCCGCCTCCGCCACCAGCATAAGTAACTGCTGAACCTGTTATTGAATTTGATTCTCCATCTCCACCATCTCCAGCATTACTTCCGTCAGCGGCTTCACCAACTTCACTAGCACCACCGCCTGCGCCTGAACCATAATAGGGACCAGAACTTGAACCAGCACCACCTGCATATCCTTGGTCTGGAGTAGTATCAGGAGTATCACCTGCACCAGCTGTACCAGATGCATTAGCACCACCACCAGAACCACCAGCAGCACCATTCATCTCTATATAACCACCTCCACCTCCGCCGCCAGCAGAAGAAATATCTGTTATGTCTGAACCTGTAAATGAACTAGCAACACCATCATTTCCAACACCTTGATCACCTGTTCCTTTTGCCGGACCACCAGTACCAACTGTAATTGTGTAAGTAACTCCTGTGCCTAAAGTATAAGCTGTACCACCATAGTTAGTTCTATAACCACCTGCACCTCCACCGCCACCTCTTTCATTACCACCAGAAGCACCACCAGCAACAACTAAATAATAAGCTGTTCCTGACCATGGTGGACCACCACCTGATCCAAATCCTAAAACTTGATAGCCAAAAGACATATTCTAATTCTCCTATGCGTCGTTGGCAGCGTCTGTAGTATAAAATAATTTAATTCCTAATACTCGTGCTTCACCTGTAAAGGTATCGCTACCGTCTGCTGCATCTCTATATAATTGAAAAAATGTTAAATCGTCATCGGCTGGAGTGTCTTTAATTGTCATTGCACCACTCACGGCAGTCATTTGTACATCTTCTACAGTTCCAATTCCAGCGTCTGTGACTTCTGTACCTGTTGGAAAAGTTACATCAGCTGTGCCACCTTCGGCAACACCAACACCCTGAAGACCAAAAATACAGTTATCCGTATTATCAGTACTTGGACTCCAAAAAACTTGATAAGTTACTGTTCCTAAATTCCATGATTTTGGCATTGCAATAGCAAACTGTGCATATTGTGCTGTACTCGCATCAAAATCTAAAACCTTTAATTCAGGTCTAGTTGCTGTTGTTTCAACCGATGCCTGGTCAGCGGGATTAGATGTAGGAAGATAAAATGCAGTTGCAGGTATCCACATCGTTTCGGTTCCTGCAATTTTAACTGCTGCTGTTCCTGATTTAAGTACTCCCGCTCCTTTGGGGTTTAGATTTAAATCAACAGCTGCATCGCCACCTGTTGTAGAAATAATTGGGCCATTTCCAGTAGCTGCATTAGCTAGTGTGAATTCATTAACTGCTGAAGCGGTTGCTGTAACTTTCATTAATTCATTTCCTATTACGTCATTAATACCCGTAATAACACTTGGTGAAGTTAAAGAAAGAGAAGCTGTAGCATCTACCAGATCTGGATTAGTACCATCGTTGGCTGTTGCATAAAGAAGTTTAGTTCCTCTGTCTCCTCCAGCAAAAGTAACACTAGATCCTGAACCCGTAATATATTTAAGCTGAACAGTGTAACCGTTTGTGGCGTCGCTTGTTGTATTTTTTATTATGTAAAAAGTTTGAACGTCTAAAGGAATAGTTACAATTTGATTTCCTGTAATAGCCCCTGTGAATTCTATAATTCTATGTCCAACTTGGTTAGCATCAGTTGCTGCTCCATCTGATACAGCTAAATTTGTAGTTTGAGCCCCACCATTTATATCTATGGCGACATAGCCACCAGCAATCTGCTCTAAAATCTGTAAATTTGTATTTGTTTTTGTTCCCCATGTACCGGCAGCTTCGCCAGTTACCATTAACTCGGTACCTAATCCTGTGTATGTTGATGCCATAATTTTCTCCTACGCTACATCACTGTAACTTGTATTTGATCCAGTTGAAATATTACTATAAGATATATTAGATCCTGTGTCAATATTTGCATATGCAATTATTCCGCCCCCACTGGCCGTTGTCATATCAGCTACACTAGCTGTTGTTGACACC